CGTCCTCCTCGACCTCGATGATCTTGTCCACGTTCTTGATCGCGTGGGCCAGCGTGTCGATGGTGGACAGGTTGCCGGAGGAAACGCCCTTGTCGGAAAACGTGCTCAGTTCGTCACACAGTTTGTCCCTGAGATCGTACAGCTTGTGCATGATCTCACCTCCATCAGGCCGCCGGGGTTACCGGATTGGCAACCGTATAGGCGGGAATCGGGTACGGGGCCACGCGGTTGACGATGTACTGCGTCTGAGCGGTGTTGTCAGCGATCAGCGCCGCCGTCTGCGCGGTCTGGGACGCCGCCAGGTTCGCGATGTTCAGCTGGTTCTGCAGCGCGAGGTTCTGTGACTTCAGCGCGTCGATCTCCTGCTGGCACATCTTGTCGAGGATGGCCTGCGTCTGCTCCTGAATGGCGATGCGGGTAGCCGCGCCCTCATTCTGGACGATGTTCTGGGTCTGGCAGGTCGCAAGCCGGTTGTCGCAGCAGCACTGGGAGAGCTGGGACTGGAGGCCGTTGAAGCCCTGCATGGTCGCAGTCTGAGCCGCGAAGCTCTGCTGCATGTCCGCCATCTGACGGGCGTTGGCAGCGATCTCGGACTGCGCAAAGCCGTTGGCGATGCCGGCGTTGACACCGGCGAAGCCGCCGCAAAGCGCGGTCTGGATGTCGCCGAAACCGGAGGTCACGGCGTTCTGGATTCCGGTGATCGTGGTGTTCATCATCTGGTCGCGGAAGCCGTCGCTGATCTGGTTGCTCTGGTTCATCCACGGGTACATGACCGCAGCGTCGTTCGCCAAAGCACCGCCGCCATAACCGCCGAAGCCGTTGCCCCAGCCGCCCATCAGGATGAAGAGCAGCAGGATCCACCAGCCGTTGCCGTCACCGAAGCCGCCGCCGAATCCGCTACCACCGTTGATCGGGCCAACAGGCATAACCATGTTGGAGCCATTTTCATCAGTCAATGCCATAGGATGTAAAGTCCTTTCATATATTCATCAACCGTCTGCGCGCTTGACGGGTGAAGTCTTATCGTCCGCCCAGCATTCGCTGGAGCTGCTGCGCCATCTGCACGGCGCTGTTGTATTGCTGCTGGGAAACCTTCCCACTGTTCAAAAGCTGCTGCACCTGCTGGCGCGGGTCGCCCCTGAACATCTGCTGGAACTGCTGGAACCGCTGCATGATGTTACCTATGCTGCCCATCTGCTGGCCGCCGCCCATCATGGAGTACAGAGGATTACTCATTCAATGCCGCCCCTTTCTTTATCTGCGCTTTGAGCGCGTTTATTTCGTCGCGCAGGCCGTCAAATTCAGCCCGCGTCGCGTAGTCCGTAGGATTTATACCCGGCGTGGTTGAAGCCGCCACGGGGCTGTTTCCGGGCGTCTGGTTGCGAATGGTATAGTCGAGAATCTTCATCGACGGCATGCCGCTGGCGTCTGCGCTTTTAATGTAGATCGTCTGGCTTTCGCTGTCGAACAGCACAATGGAGTTGTTCGGCGCGACAAGGTAGCTTTTGGCCGCCGCCTCGCCCTGAATCCAGATGATGTTATTACTCTGCTGCTGTGTCTGCTGCGCTTGATATTGCGGCTGGTAGTACATAGGCGCGAATGCCGCAGGATAACCGCCGTTGTAAGCTGCCATGATTTACCTCCTGTTCGATACATATGTATCTTCTTGTGATATAATATATATGCGCGGATAGGGCAGCTCCCAAACGCCGTTTGTCCTGACGGTTTCCGCGCAATCCAACTATCAGGACACATGCTGAAAGGACAGGCATATGGCAGAGGTTTGGAAAGACGTTGTAGGTTACGAAGGACTGTATCAGGTAAGTAATACAGGCAAGGTAAAGAGCGTTAGGATGAATCACTTAATGCACCCGACACTTGCACGAGGTTATTACTACCTCAAACTTAGGGGCACCGATGGCAAGGATAAATCGTTCCCTGTCCACAGATTAGTTGCACTTGCTTTTATCCAAAATCTACACGGGTATAATTGTGTGAACCATATAGATGAAAACAAGCTAAACAACAATGCCGACAACCTCGAATGGTGTACCCTTTCCTATAATTTCAACTACGGCACCGCAAGAGAACGGCAAGGAATATCTTGTGGAAAACCAGTTAAACAAATAACAGTTACGGGGTATCATATCGCAACTTATTGTTCCGCTGAGATTGCCGCACGCATAAATCACATCGATAGTTCAAGCATTCATAAATGTTGTAAGAACGAACGTGATTCGGCTGGTGGTTTTGTATGGCGTTATGTGTAATAACGCCTATTTTTTATACCAAACATACTGTGGTATCTCTTTCGATGAATCCCAGGCATCATATAACAACCCATCCTTTACTGTTGCGACATGGCTTCCAAATCCGAGCACATATACCCCTTTCGGGTGATCTATCGCAAAATCTTCGGCAGAATAGCATATCGGACATTTATCCGGAATCGCCGCTCGATAAAATCCATGCTGGCGAAGCACCGCACCCCATACGCTATTGCTGCTCGGCATATCTCCCATGTTATAGCCCGCATCGGCGATCAGATTATATGCTGTTTCCCAATCCACGCCCAGCGCAATGGATACGGCACGTACAGCGCAATCACCAACCCGCCGTCCCGTCGGATTATTGTTAAACTCATACCAAGTATTCATGCCTATCATCCAGCATCGCCCTCATGTACAGCACGTATTCCCGCAGTCCATTCGGGTCGTCGCGGTAGTATGCCCGGATTCGCTTCAATTCGCTGGCGGGCAATCCCAGCTTCTCCAATGTTTCAATCATCTCGTTCATGTCTATATTGTCGCGCAAATCATAAGGAATAGACAGGACGCCGGGAGGACAGTTTGCGGACATGCGAAGGACAGTTTCAGGCATAAAAAACAGGCGGGATTTCTCCCGCCAAAAACAAAAAACCCGCCCAGGCACGAAGCCCAGGCGGGTTTTCTCATAGATGCTTAAAAAGCTGCTCTTGTAGTTTCAGGACAATGCGCCTGACCTGCCGGTCGCTCATGTCGAATTCCTCGGCCAGCCGCTCGAAGGTCACGCCGTCGATTAGCCGCCGTTCAAGGATTTTCCTGTCACGCTCATTATGAATCCATTCGGCTATGGCCTCACGATACTGGCTGTTGCTGTATTCCATCGGACACCTCCGTTGCGGGGGTCATGGTCTTTATGGTGTTCAGCCAGTTTTTTTCGCGCACGGTATAGCCAAATACGAAAATCACGATGGTCAGGATGAAGGTAATGCACACAGCCAGCAGCGCGATCAGCATGCGCTTGTTCGTCGCGTCCATGTGCATGATCTGGTTCTCGGCCACGAAGAACGGGATGCAAGTCTGTTCATCCTTGCAGGTAGAACACTTATTCTCCATCCTGCGCCTCCTATTTCCCGTCATCCACCATCTCAGGCGGCAGCTCGTCAGGCGGTTCCTTCACGACCTCCGGCATGACATACACATCGCCCTGCGCCCCAGCAGCGTCCGCAAGGCCCTCGCCCACGATGTAGGCGATCACACCGGCCCCGGCCATGATGACGGCGGCGACCTGCACGGCGGCGTTCTGGGACGCACCGAACGCGATCATGAGCTGAGTGACGAAATTGACGATTGCGGCCCAGAATTTCCGGGAGGTAAGCTTCTGCTTCCAATCCATTTTAATTCCTCCTATTTGTCAATTAAGTATTGCTGTATCTCATCATACGACTTTTTCAGCCCTTCGGTTGAATTGCCGTCGATTTCATGGTGGAGCATCGCCATGAGCGCACGCATCTGGATTCGGTTCGCTTCCTCCAAATCGTTCAGCCGCTCATGGTCGCGCTTGAGCCGGTCGTCATGCTCTTTCACAGTCCCTTCAAGGTTGCTCACGGGTTGTTCCCTCCGTCGTTTCTCTTCGCGGTGTGTTTTCAGGGCGCTCATAATCGTGTTATAAGCGCCGATCATGAGCAGTATGACGGCGACGGCTCCGATCAACTGCTCAAAGGAAAGCGTCTGTATCTGCATAGCTATCCCTCCACCACTCTGCTATACTTGCCGCTCACCCATCCCGTGGCCTTCTCATACTCCACCAGCAACCATCCATTGTCCGGGTAGCTGTAGCCGAAATAGTGCAGCCGGTCACCTTTGTGCGCCACGCCCATGCTGCCATAGTCCGTAGACGGCCCCTTGCGGACGTTCACGCTGTCGGTGATCTCCACATAGGGTGGCTTGATCTCCGGCGCAGGCTCCGGCACCACGGGCTTGTCAGGCTGATTCTCCGGGAACCATTGGTCCCGCACGTCTTTCCCGAGCGTGATGTTCGTCGCGGCGTGGTGATTCTCGTACAGCAGCACGTCTCCGGGCAGCAGGTAATTCCCGCTCGTCAGGTACTTCGATGCTGTCAGCGCAATGAAGCCGGCCTTCGTGAACTGTGCCTTCATGTTGCGGGAAGAACAGATGGGCACGTCCTCCAATGCCTTGATGCCGTGTATGTAGCCCGCCGCTTTCACATTCGCGGAGACGCCGGCTGTGCAATCCTCCTCGCACGCCACCGTT